CGACGGGGTGACTCCCCAGGATTCATGTGTATGCGTTACCAGTCGAGGCTGCGCGGGATATGGCAGGCTGCTGCATTCGATGATTTCCGCCTTCAGTGCTTCAGCGCCAAGCTTTTTGGCTTCCTCCGTGTTCATGGCCTCGACACAGCCAGCGTTGTTTTCTGACTCAACCCAGTACGCGCTGATGTGATCTGCCGGCGGTGGTGGAATCTCAAAGTCCTTTTGGGTCATTGGCTCGTTGCCGTACAGGACAGCCTGGAACAGCATCACCCGGTCATCCTTTTCCATCAGGTTCAGGCTTTTTGCGACGGCGGTTGCAGCCATGAAGCGGCGAAAGAACTCAGGATCGAAGGTGATGATCAAATTCAGATCGTCCTTGGTGAACGACTGGAAGCTGAGCGGTACTTGCGAAAGGTAGTCGACCTGGCTGCCGCAATCGCTGCCGCCCTTATCGAAACCGGTCAGACCCAGTTCGGCGCCCAGCGACGTATCCCAAAGCTCTGCGGTTGTCAGCACAAGAACATCCTGGTCGGTGTCGGTTGGCGCGGGATCGCAAGTGATGCGACTCCCAACCAGTTCGTAACGCAGTGACTTTCCTTCAAGAATTTCAATTTTCACGGTTATTCTCCTGACTGGCGCTTGGTCCAGTCGCTGGTGGTTTGCCTTTTTGCTGGTTTTTCCTCGGTGTCGCCGTAGTACTTCATTTTCGCTGGCGAGAACTTCGCGATCTCGCCGTGGAACTGGAGCTGGCAGTGCCCGGTCTTGCCGTGCCTGACCTTGGGCACGTAGATATCGGTTATGCCGTTGCGTCCTTCGTCCGTAGATTCGTCCCGGTGGGCGAATATGATTATGTCTGCATCCTGCTCAATGTCCCCACAATCGCGCAGGTCGGACATTTGAGGCGTCTTGATGGCTCTGCCCTCAATGCCCCTGTTAAGTTGCGCCAGCACGATTATGGGAAGCTTCAGCTCCTTTGCCAGAGCCTTGATCCCCCTCGATACAACTCCAAGCTCTGCGGCTCGGTTGAAAAGCTTGCTTCCTGGCTCTGGCGTGACCAGGCCGATGTAATCGATCACGATCAGCGACAGCGGTTGAACTCGGTGCTGGTATCGTGCAATGGAACAGATCCGGCTGAATGGCAAACCTGGTTTCTCGCAGAGACGGTAATCGGCATTCGCTAGAGCGCCCACGGCAGATGTCAGCTTTGGCCAGTCGTCGTCTACGGTATCGCGCGTGCAATCCAGTGTGTCCTGTAGAACCCCGCTGGTTGCCGACATTGCACGCCGGGCCAGCTCGTTGCCTTCCATTTCCAGCGAGAACACCAGAACGCCCTTCTTCTCGACCATGGCCACGTTGTCGGCAGCGTTGAGACCCAACACGGTCTTTCCTGTACCTGGGCGCCCGGCAACCACCACCATGTTCCCAGGGCGCATGCTCTTGATCAGGTCGTCAATTGGCTTGAGTCCAAACCGAACACCTTCAATCACCGCGGGCTGGTTACGGTCCCGGGCGTGGTGGTTGTCGATCCTGTCGATAATCGGTTGCAACAGGGAGCCCATGGTTACCACGTCTGGCCTGTCATCTTCGGCGGCCAGGCTCATCAGCAAAGATTGAGCAGCCGCAACCTGTTCAGCGATGCTGCCCGTGGTGGTGGCTATCTCGCTGATCGAGAATGCGGCCTCCTGAAGCTGGCGGGCCTTGTAGCGCTCATGGATGACCTTCGCATATCGAACACCGTTGGCTGCGCTTGGAACGTTGCGCTGGATGTCCGCTGCGTAAGCAATGGTCATGGCGCCGCTTGGCAATTCAGGTCGGTAGTCGTGCAGGGTGATGGGGTCAGGTGAACGGCCCTTGCTACGCTCTGCAAGGATCATCATGTACAGGGTTGCGTTGTCGTCATTGCTGAAGTGGATCGGCTGAAGGAACGAACCGATCTTCTCGGCCAACTCAGGTTTCAGCATCAAGGCCCCCAGCACTCCATGCTCAGCCTCGATTGAATACAGCGGGCGTTCATGCTCCATGGGTCTTCTCCAGAATCTTCAGAGCGTTGGTAGGGTTGACCAGGTAGTCGAACTCTGCTCGCCAGCCCCTGTCATTGCTTCCGGTGTTCCATGGGTTCTGCAATGCGTCGTTGAAGTAGGCAATCCAGAACTCGATCCCGAAGTCTCTGAACGGCCTAGCGTCATTCACGACGAGTGCGCACATGGATCTGATTTTTGCCTTCCTACGTTCTGGCATTGCGATGCACTTGGCCAGGACGTGACCACAGGTGTCGTTGTAGGCCTTTTGGATTTGCGAGTAGCTGAGCTTCGACTTCCTGATTTCGTCGTTTGGCTCGCCAGACGACAAGGGTTTTTGATTTTTATCTGTATCTGTATCTGTATCTTCTATGGTTGAAGCATCGCGCGTGGTTGAGCGTTCGTTCAGCGTTCGTTCAACGGACGTTGTAACGTTCGTTGAATTCTCTTCTGACGCCAAAGCCTCAAGTTGTTGTTTTGCAAGGGCTCTCGCTGCTGCAGATGCCTTACCGGCTTCGCTGTTCTTTCCTGATTTCGCAGCAACCTTTTCAAGGTCTTTTTCAACTCTTGGGTGAATCCACACCCCATCAACCTCCTTAAAGAACTCTTTCAACGTTCGCTTAACGTCCGTCCAGCGTTCGTTGCTAAGACGTGCAGAAGAGGAAAGCCGATCAACCCGCAACGGTTTCCCAGTCTGCCAGTAGCTGAACAGCAGCAACAAATAGGCACCATGCTCTTCCGTAGTTAGGTGCGGCGTGTCTGCCAAATAATCAGCCACGTACAGTTGCATGTACGGAAGCGCGGCCATGTCACTTATCTCCTGATTCACCAGAACCCCATTTGGAGCGCTGCTCCTTAAGGTTGTCCTTGATGTAGTTGGCAAGCCGCAAAGACTGGTCCGGGGTCAACAAAAATTGCAGTTCATCGTCCTTTTCAGGTTGAGTGATCACAAGATAACCACCCTCCGTAACCTCGACGGTGATGCCGGCTGACCATTTATGGGTGAAGTGCTTTTTATTGGACATGTCAGGCGACCCTCAGGTAGTCCGCAGACTTGACCTGGACCATGGGCATACCCATGAACATGTCGCCGCCTACTTCGTTCTTCTCGATTGGATACGTCGACACGATGGACATCAGCGCCTTTATGGCACTCATCTGCGCTTCGCCCAGGTATACGGTCGGCTTGATCCTGCTGCATGGGCAGGCGATCTCATGCGCTGCAATGGCGCGGTGGATGTCTTCAATGAGCGGCATGATCAGTCCTCCCCTAGCGCTACAAACTCGCTGACCTTCATGTCAAAGAAGGATGCAACCTTCCCGAGAACGAGCGTATTCATGTGAGCTTTACCATTCGCCAGGCGGCTCATGTGCGCCGGCGTTGTCTTCAGATTTTTTGCCAGCGATCGCTGAGTCATGTTCGCGTTGATCAGGGCTCGCTTGATCGATTTTGCAAGATTCATCGTTGTGACTCCGGTTTGGTTGTGTTGCAAATGTAGTGCAACCATTGTAATCAATCAAGCAATAATTTATTTGACAGCGCAATATTTCGGCTCTACAGTTCGTCTCAAGCCAAGGCACGCCGCCAGGCACAGGAGATCCAAACCGTGAACGAGAAATCGAAACGTGAGAAGGCAGAGGAATGGCTTGATCAGAAGCTGATCCAGCTGCCGCATGTGGAAGTGGAATCGCAGGTCCGGGTGATGAACCCGCAGTGCCAGGAGATGTTCGACACAACTCTGGCCCACGCCAAAGACCCCAAGTACAACCTGATTGCCTGGAGCCTCCTGGAGCGCGCCAAGGGGATCGTAGACGCCCTGGCAATGCACGATCAGCTTGACTGGCAGACGTACCGCGCGTACCGGGCGCAGATATCGGCAGTGGGCTTGGTTGTCGCAGCAGCAGAATTGAAACCTTCCGCCTAACCGGGCGAACCAACGAATGGAGAGAGTCATGAGTAAAGACGATGGCGGCCCCGCCTACCCGGCTCCCGAGGCTGCAAAAGCTCGCTTCGGAGATTCGAACCCTGATGCGTTTCTCGGCATGAGCCTGCGCGACTACTTCGCGGCCAAGGCCATGCAGGCAATGATTGCTAACAACTGGCCTATCACTGGCGAAGACGGCGCATGCGCGGCAGGCACCGCTTACCAGATGGCCGACACCATGCTGGCCGCCCGTTCCGCCTAACCCCAAAAACTGGAGGTCGCCATGCACGAGCAATTCGACAAGCTCATTGATGCGCTCGGAAAGGCAGGCCACCTGGCCTACCTGAAAAGGGAGCGCGCCCGAATTCAAAATGAGGCACGGCCCAAATGCGGCAACTGCCACTTTTGGATGAAGTCCCGCGAGTGTCCGGCAGAGAAAAACGTGAACGGACAGAGTCGCGGCCCATCGTGCGAAGGCATCGCTTGCCAGAAGTTTCAGCCGTGCCCGCGGATGCAGGAAACGTTCACGAAGCTCCTTTCTGACAAAGAAGCCGAAATCAGAGCAGTCACCATTTAACCCGCCACCCTGGAGGCGACCATGAATATCATCGCAAAAGACTTCACCGGATTGATCAAAGCAATTCTTGGCCTCGGCTGCGATGACTTCGCCTCCGTGGTGTGGGTTCGTCAGCCGGTGCGCGTGAACGGTATGTGGCGCGCGAAGGTGTCGCTGTGAAAGGCCCGACGAAGTACGACCTTATGGTCAGTCTCCTGGCCCTCGTAATCATCATGACAATGGCGGTGTGAGATGAAGCCAACAAACGCTGTTTATGTGGGTGGCCCGCTGCAAGACCCGCCAGACGAACCAGTGCAAGTCGAGTGCAGCAACTGCAAATGCAAGACCGATGCAACCGTCTGGCGTGCGCGCCACGGCGATTGCCCAAAGTGCGATGCCTGGGGCACTGCCGTACCGAATGAGGATTAAACCGTGAGCAAATACGCTGAAGTGCTGCGCCCGTTCGTGGCGCTGATGGAAAAGGAACTGAACGCCAACTCCCACAAGGGTGACCGCGAAGGCTGGTTGAAGATGACCGAGGAACAGGCGCTGGGCGAGATTGAGTATCACGTCTCAAAACTATCCAAGGCCATGACAGACATGAACCCGGAAGATGTACGCGAATACGCGGCTGACGTGGCTAACCTGTGCATGATGCTTCTGGACATTGGCGGTCAACTGAAAGCCGCCCAAACCCCGCCGCAACCCATCTACGACGAGGCTAAGGAGCGGCAGCTGTTTGAAGACTCAATGATCGAAGCTTCGGAAGAAGCTGGATTCGGAGAGCCTGATCTGTATCGCGACTCTGCTGGGTGCTATCGCCAGGAATACCATCAGGCGGCATGGGGCGGCTGGCTCGCCTGCGCCCAGTCCCGCGCCAAAGCTGGGGAGGTGGGTCATGAGTGAAGTGAAAGAGCATTCGGTAATTTACCTATCGCCGTCAGATGATCCTGAGCGCGAATGGTGCCAGGACGATGTTTGGGAAGAGTCGGTCCGCTACAACCTCGGCACCGACTTCGACCGTGTAACCGCCGAGCGTGACGCACTACAGGTGCTACTGACCGCAGCGGATGAGCGGGCGGATGTGCTGAGTCCAGGTTCTGCGCTGGGTGATGTTCATCTTGAGCGTCTGCGCCAAATCGACGTAGAGAATCGATCACCGGTTGACGACGACGATTATTCGTTGGGGCAGATTGCATACGCAGCCGCTGGTTATGCACAGGGCTCGGTACCGGCCCAGCAGGTTCAAGGTTGCCTGAGACCTTCGTACTGGCCTTGGCATCCACGCTGGTGGAAGCCTGGTTCTCCGCGCCGAATGCTGGTGAAGGCCGGCGCCCTGATCCTGGCTGAGATTGAGCGCATCGACCGCGCCGCACTCAAGCCGGCAGAGGGTGGTGGCGATGAGTGAGCGCGTGATTCTAGAGGCAACCACAGGGCGCTCAAGGCTGTACATAGCTGAGTGCGTTGAGCCTGGAAAGGCAACGCTCTATTGCCTGGACTGCGACTTCGATACCTTCGGTAAACAGTTTATCGAGTTGCCGAGGTTTTTCAGAACCGTGCGCGGCGCTAAGAATTCTGCCGCGCATCTGGTGGTTGAAAAGCTCAAATGGGTCGCACCATGAAATCCCAACTCCCCGCCTACAGCTGGTGCCTGCTGGCACTGGCTCAACTGATTTGCTGAGGTGATTTATGAGTAACCGCTCAATCAAAAAGCTGTGCAAGCTGGCCGACGAGATGAATGCGCTAAGCGTTTCGGCAAAGCAAATGTCGTCTAGCGAGCAGATAGAAAGCGGCCTTTCCGATGAAGGCGCGCGACTGTATGAGGAAATTCTCAAGGAGTGCGCCGAGCTAGCTCGGCCTGAGGCCATGACCACCAACCAAACGATTGACGGCGTGCCGCGTGAGCTGCTGGAACGAGCGATATCGGCAACGATGGTGGCTCGCGGACCTGGCTCGCCAACTGAGCGAGATCTGCGCGCCCTGCTGGATGCCAAACCCGATGGTACCCTCACTGATGAGGGGACCATACCAGCCGCCCAGCCCCAGAGCGAGCCGGTGGCGATAGTAATAGAGCAGACGCACAACTACGGTCATTTTCTGGTTTTTGGAAGTTCCATTCCTGGTGTTCAGCAGCCAGTGCCAGTGACTGAAAGGAAAGCCCACTTGCTTGATCAATCATTGCCCACCGGAACAAAGCTCTACGCCGAGCAGCCCGCGCCGGTAGCGGTGTTACCAGTTCGATTGACCGACGACTACGGCGAGAGCAATCAAGTCATTTATGCGGGAGGCTGGAACGCCTGCCTCGACGAGCTGAAACGCCTCAACACAAAGGAGTAACACCATGGAAAACCGTGAGTTCAGAGACGACCTTAAAGAAGAGTGGATCCGGAGACTAGCTGGAAATCCGCCGGTCCAAGCAGTAACCGGGCGTGACATGATCCGACTGACTGGCCATTTCGCCGCCGGCTGCGCGGTCGTGATGGGTGTCGTAGTGCTGGCAATTATGGTGGTGATGGGATGAGCGACTACACCGAACTGAAGCGGCTGGCCGGGTCTATCCATGGATCAGGCTCAACCATGCAGATGCTTGCGCGCTGGAGAGAGTTTGAGCATGCGTGCGAACCGAAGTTGATCCTGGCCCTGATCGCCGAGAACGAGGCATTTGAGGATGGCATGCGCTCCCTAGCGTCAACTCTTGGCACTGGCGGGTACAACGCCGTGACCCTGAGCGCCGCGCGACTGGTCGATAAGGTGCAGTGGGGCGTCAATCACCTAGCCGACGCCTCAGGCAGGTTGGCTGATGATCTGCGGGCCGAGCGCGACCGGCTCAAGGCCGAGAACGAGGCGCTGCGCAAGGATGCCGAACGCCTGCAGAGCGCTACAGCTTTTGTGCAGAAGCTGTGTGATGCCGCAGGAAAGCAGCCAAGTGTGGCGACAGGGTATCTACACGACATCCTGTCAGCCATGGGCAATGGAGAGCAGTCATGATCTTCGGCATAGACCCAGGCGTCACCGGCTCGATCGTAGCCCTCAACAACGACGGCACGATGCACAAGCACATTCCAATGCCTGCGCTGAAAACCGACACGGATAAGCGCAGCAGGATCGATGGCAGCCAGATCGCAGACTTTCTGCGCGAGTATCAGGGCCAGCGCAATACGGCCACGGTTGAACATGTGGGCCCAATGCCTACGGACGGCGCCACCAACGCTTTCACGTTCGGTCACGGGTGCGGGGTTATCGAGGGCGTCCTGCAGGCTCTCGAGATTCCATACACAAAGGTCCGGCCCCAGGCTTGGAAGAAAGTGTGCGGGTTGATTGGCAAGGACAAGGACGCAGCCAGGCTTGCAGCAATTGAGCTGTACCCTGAGCTGAAGGTGCTTGGCCTCAAAGGCAAGGGCCAGGCCGTGGCAGACGCAATCTTCATCGCGCGTGTCGGTCATGGATTGCAAACTAAGTGACAGGTCCGTAACATCATCCACGCAGCCAGGGTTTTCGTCACGGTTTCCCTTCTCGGTCTGCCGCCCCAGTGATGGGGCAACTATTTAGGCTCCAGGTGTAATGGCTGCATGCCGGCCTCCAAAGCCGTGCGGACGTGGTTCGAATCCACGGGGGTTTGCCAAACAGCGCAGGCACGCCGCTAGCGAGTACAAGGTGCGTGCAACCAAATTCGCGGATAAGCCCAAGGTGGGCCGGCAGCCTTCCAAGCTGACCAGAGAAGGGTTCGACTCCCTCTACCCGCTCCATGCTACGCCGGCAGTGAACCAGCACAACGCTGTGGATCAGAACGGAACGCACCTCCAAGTGGAAACACCTGGCGCCGGATAAAGGTAACCGGCAAGCATCAACCAACGCCAAGTGCCCGCAGATGCGGAATCATCCCATTGCAATGGAGATTGAACATGATGATCAAGCGCTGTCTGAGTTTTATCGGTTTTGCCTTGGCGACGTGCCTGGGTTCGCTTAGCTCCTACGCTTCCGAGCGTGTTGGCTTTGGCGAAAGCATCTACCGCGTAGTTGCATACGTGCAGCCGTACGGTGGCGAGCACACCAAGCATGAGCTGACACTGGCTCAGTGGCGAAGTGGTAGTGATACCGGTTCCAGTCATATCAAGTCCAACCTGATCGCTTTGAGCAACCACTTCGGCCTGATCGGCGCTGTACCGATGGCTGTACCTGATTGGCCTGCCGCCATCAACCTGAGCGCATAAGTACTGATCGGCCTCGGCCCGAAAAAAGCCCCGCCCTAACCCGGTGGGGCTTTTTTATGCCTGTGGTATTATTGAGCCTCAAAAAACCGTGAAGAGGTTCCGCATGACCTTCCTGATCCAGCTCGCCATTCTCGCCGCAGTCGTCGCAGGCATCAGTTTCTTCCCGAATCCCCTGACCTTTACGGCTCTGTTTGCGTCCACATTCGCAATCGCGCAGCTTGGCCAGGGCTGACACCCCCACAATTTACGTAGGAGCGCAGCATGAGCATCATCATCAACCCTGATTCCCTTGAAGCCGCAATCAAGTGCACTGGCGTTATCGCCCAGGCCATGACCGCCGCATCGGTATACCCGCAAGACGGTCCGATCTACCAGGAATACCAGAAGTGCATCCTGACCCTTTCCAAGGTTGCCGACCGCCTTGCCCAGGACGCACTGGTACCTGAAGCCACCACTGAGCCGGAAGAATAGCCCTACACTTGTTGTACAGATGGCCCTTCGGTATCGTTGAACCTTCTGTCACGCTGCCAGCAGCTACAAGACACCAAGCCCGGCCGCAATGCCGGGCTTTTTGCTATCTGGCCCATGGCCACAAACAATGAGGGGATAACGATGTCTGAAGAGAACGAACTGGCCGAGGGCCAACGGAGGCTATTCCAAATGAACGACAACCTTGAATTCCGCGTTTCACAACTTGAGAGTGAACGGCTCCCCTCTCGCGTGCAGCAGGTAGAGTTCATCGCCGGTCAGCTCCAGGGTGAGATGACAGCCATCAAAGAGATCTCCCGCGGCATTGGCATCAAACTCGACAGCGGCATCCAAGAGCTGAAGTCTGAGAACATCCGCAATCAATCATTCATCAAGGGCGTGCTGTGGATTGGCGGCATCATCAGCGGCATATTTGCCATGGGCCCGGTCATTGGTGAGATCGTCAAGAAGCTGTTAGGGCTTCAGTGAAGGGGAGTAAATAACCGTGGCAGGTAGACCAACCAAATACAGAGCTGAGTACGTAGAGATCGCCAAGAACCTATGCCTGAATGGCGCAGTGGACGCAGACTTGGCTCGAGCTTTTCGCGTTTCAGTCAGCACCATCACGACCTGGAAGCTTGAATACCCAGATTTTCTGGCCGCCATAAGGGTCGCAAAGCCCATTGCAGACTCGAACGTCGAGGATTCGCTGTACCGTAGGGCCATGGGTTACACGCGCACTGAGACGGAACTCAAGGTGGTTGGCGGTAAGCTGACCAAGGTAGAAGTTGAGCGCTATTACCCGCCGGATACGACCGCAATGATCTTCTGGCTGAAAAACCGCAAGTCCAACAGCTGGAGCGACAAGCAGGAAGTCCAGCACACCGGCACCGTGGAACTCACAGACCGCATCATGAGAGCGCGCAAGAATGCAGCCCCAGAGCAGGATTGACCCCGACGTTCTCCTGGCTGAGGACATGGGCCGATTCTTCTATGATCCGCTGGGCTGGGTCATGTATGCGTTTGAATGGGGTGTTGGCGAGCTGGAAGGCTTCGATGGGCCGGATGAATGGCAGCGGTTGGAGCTTGAGGCGTGGGGCCATGCAATACGCCTCAACAACTTCGACGGGATCAACCCGGTCCAGGCCTACCGATCGGCCACCAGCTCTGGCCACGGTATCGGCAAGAGCGCCTTCAGTGCATGGGTGACGCTTTACATCATGTCCACCAGGCCGCACAGCAAGGGCGTCGTCACCTCCAACACCAGCGACCAGCTGCGCACAAAGACCTGGGGCGAACTCGGCAAGTGGAAGAAACGCTGCATCACCGGCCACTGGTTTGAGTACAACAACGGCAAGGGCAACATGAACATGTTCCACAAGGAGCATAAAGAGACCTGGCGCGTGGATGGCCAGACCTGCCGTGAAGAGAACAGCGAGTCGTTCGCCGGCCTGCACGCTGCAACCTCGTCGCCCTGGTATCTGTTCGACGAAGCCTCGGCCGTGCCAGACAAGATATGGGAGGTGGCAGAGGGTGGCCTGACTGACGGTGAGCCCTTTTGGTTCGCGTTCGGCAACCCGACCCGGAACAGTGGTCGCTTCCACGACTGCTTCACACGCTTCGCCCACCGGTGGAACAACAAGACCGTCGACAGCCGCAAGGCCAAGATGACCAACAAGGTGCTTATTGAGCAGTGGAACAAGGACTATGGCGAAGACTCCGACTTCTTCCGCGTCCGCGTCCGTGGCATGTTCCCGAGGGCTTCCGACTTGCAGCTGATCTCTTCTGACTGGGTGGCTGATGCCATGCGCCGTGAGCCCTATTACGGCATGGATGACGCGCTTGTGTGCGGCATCGACATTGCACGGGGCGGCGCTGATAACAACGTGGTGCGCTTCCGTCGTGGTCTGGACGCGCGTTCATTCCCCGTGATCAAGATCCCAGGCAGCGAGACACGAGACACCACGCTATTCATCGCCAAGGCTGTTACCGTTATCCAGGAGCTGCGTCCAGACGCCGTGTTCGTCGACTCCACCGGTGTTGGCGGTCCAATCGCGGACCAGCTGCGCCGTCTCATGCCCGGCACCACGGTGATTGACGTAGGATTTGCCAACCAGGCACCAGACCGTCACTACGCCAACATGCGCACTTATATCTGGTGGCGCCTGCGCGAGATGCTTAAGGCAGGTCTGGCCATCGAGGATGATCCAGCGCTTGAGCGCGAGCTGTGCAGCCCCGAATACGGCCACAACGCAAAGGATCAGATCATGCTGGAGAAGAAGTCCGAGCTGAAGAAGCGCCTGGGCATCTCTCCTGATGACGGTGATGCACTCGCATTGACGTGCACAATGCCGGTCATGAAGGCCAAGCACATCAAAGGCGCCAGCGCTGGAGGTCTCGTTCATGAGTACGATCCGTTTGCCTGAGCTTGGGCCGTACCGCCGGGGCCAGCTCGCCAGCATCCCGTGCAGTGAGCCTGATCCATTCCATGACTGGGCAGCCATAACTGAGCGAGATGCCCACGACATGCGGTCGATCTACCTGGATGGAGTGCCAGTGGCCGCCATTGGTTACATCCCGATCACCAGGCGCAAGGCTGACGCCTTCGCCGTCATCGACCGCCAGGCCTGCAAGGGTATTGGTGCAGATATCGCAAGAATCACCCACAATCAGATCAGGCAGTGGATGCAGCACACCGGCATCATCGTGGCCGACGCCTCATGCTCTGCCCATGACCGCGCTGCGCAGGTATTCTTGCGTGCAGCCGGGTTCAGGAAGGTACGCACAACCGCCGACACGGCACACTTCACATTCATCTGGAGATAGACATGGGCAAGAACATCCGCAAGATCATGGACCCGCTGGGCCTTCCTGACCCTCTCGACGTGTATGGCGAGAAGGCGGCGGCTGCGCAGAAGAACGCCAATGAACAGGCAGCACTGGATCGGGCAGCCATCGCCACCACGGCTACCAACACGCCAACCCTGGGTGGCGATGACGTTTCAGCTGCACGCGAGGCTGAGCGCCAACGCAAGCTGGCACTGGCTGGGCAGAATTCAACAATCCTCACTGGCGCCGGCGGTCTCGCAGGCAGCACCAGCGGCGGCAAGACCCTGCTGGGGCAATAACCCATGGATAACGACAAGCTGCGGGACAAGCTGGAGAACAAGCGCGATCAGCTCCGAAACGAGCGGGTCAAGACTTGGGACCAGAACTGGATGGTGTTGCGCGACAACATTGATCCAGACACCGGCCGCTTCCCTGACGAAGAGGTCAACGACGGCGGCCGAAGGGATCAGCGCATCATCAACAACACGGCCACCATCTCCGCTGGCGTCCTGGCTGCTGGCATGCAGTCAGGCATGACAAGCCCGGCTCGTCCGTGGTTTGAGCTGGCCGCCCCAGATCCGCAGCTGACTGAATACGCCCCAGTTAAGAACTGGCTGTGGTACTGCCAGAACGCGATGCGGGAAGTGTTCATCCGGTCCAACCTCTACAACGTCCTGCCCTCGTGCTATGGGGAGCAGGGCGTTTTTGGTACCGGCGTTATAGCTGCAATCCCTGATGACAAGACCGTGGTTAGGTTCTACAACTTCACCATCGGCAGTTACTACCTGGCCACATCCAACCGGTCGCTGGTCGACACGCTGTATCGCGATTTCAGCATGACACCACGCCAGATGGCCCAACAGTTCGGCAGGGACAAGCTGTCAGCTACGGTCAAGAACATGTTGGACCTTAACAGCGAAGCTTGGGTTGAGGTATGCCATGCCATCGAGCCAAACAGCGATCGCGAGCCGGGGCGCATGGACAATAAGAACATGCCCTATCGGTCCGTGTACTGGGAGAAGGGCAGCCCGCGCAACGAGATCCTGAAGGTCAGCGGGTTCAAGAAGTTCCCGATCATGGCGCCGCGGTGGAAGGTCACCGGTGAGAACGTATACGGCAAGGGTCCTGGCTCTTTCTGCATTGGTGAGGTGCTGAGCCTACAGATCATGGAACGCGACAAGCTGGAACTGCTCAAGAAGGGTGTGAAGCCCCCAATGGGTGCGCCGGCCTCGATGCGCAATGACCGCGTGTCCATTGTCCCTGGTGACGTGACGTGGGTTCCTGACTCACAAGTTGGCGCAAAGTTCGCCCCGCTCTACACCATTGACCCGAACTGGCTTGGTCAGCTGCGTGGCGAGATCCAGTCCAGCGAGCGGCGCATCAAAACGACCTTCTACGAAGACCTGTTCCTGATGATCAGCAACATGGACTCCGTGCGTACCGCGACCGAGATCGCCACGCGCAAGGAAGAGAAGATGCTGATGCTGGGCCCAGTGCTTGAGCGCCAGAACGATGAGTTGCTGGATCCGCTGATTGATATCACCTTCCAGCTGATGCTTGAGCAGTCGATGCCACGCTGGCAGGGGCTACTGCCTGGTAAGCCAGTGTTGCCGCCACCTCCGCAGGAACTCCAGGGCATGGATCTGGCTGTCGAGTACATCAGTATCCTGGCTCAGGCGCAGAAAGCATTGGGCGTCAGCTCCATTGAGCGGGCTCTGGCCTTCACTGGTAACCTGGCCCAGTCGTTCCCGCAGGCAGCCGACAAGCTGAACATCGACCAGACCATCAACGAGTACTTCAGCGCGATCGGCGTGCCGCCAACCATGCTGAATTCTGACGAGCAGGTGGCCCAGATTCGTGATCAGCGCGCTCAAGCACAGCAGCAGGCCCAGCAGCAGGCCCAAATGCAGCAGGTTGTGGAAGGCGCTAAACTGCTTTCCGAGACGGACACTGGTGGCGATAACGCCCTGACCACCCTGGCCAACCAGGTGCAGCAATGAATACAGAAGGCATGACGGCCAAGGAGGCCCTGGAAGCTCGCAGGTTGGCCGCAATGCGCGAACACCAACTGTCGGATGACTTTCGGGGCATAATGGCCACAGACGGCGGCAGGCGCTTCGTATGGTTCATGTTGCAAGAGTTCGGGGCGTTCAAGGCAATGCCGATTGAAAGTCACGCACAGATGGCATACATGGAAGGGCGCCGCAACGTGGGTCTGATGCTGATCAGCAAGATCCAAACCGATTGTCCCGAGAAGTATCAGGTGATGATCAACGAGAACACGACGAAAACCGAGAAGGGTAATTGACCATGAACATGTTTATTCACAGGGCCCTTGGCCATTTTTTGTTGGCGGAAGAAGGCGGCGACAGCTTGTTGGGCGGCGGTGGTTCTGAAGCTGCACCAGCTGCTGATGCTGCGCCGGCCAATACTGACCCGCTGGCCGACATCAACTCCAGCAAGACCGTAGGCGAGCTGGAAGCCGAGCAGGCAGCCAAGGACAACGCAGAGACTCCAGAAGCCAAGCTTGCGCGGGAGACTGCCGAGGACAAGGCCAATGAAGTGCCTGAGACCTACGAGGCCTACAAGCTTCCAGAAGGCGTGCAGGTCGACGAGGCCATGCTCACTGAGTTCAACGGGCTGGCCAAGGAGCTTGGATTGACCCAGGCCCAGGCCCAAAAGCTGGTTGACCTGCAGGCCAAGACAGCTGCCGCAGGCGAGACAGGGCGCGCAGAGTTCCTTGAGCAGGCTCTGAAGGCCCAGAGCGACAAATGGGTCAACGAGATCAAGACCGACCCCGAGCTTGGCGGTGCCAAGTTCGACTCAACTGTTTCCACGGCCGTTAAGGCCATTTCCACTTTTTTCGGGGACGACTTCCGTCAACTGCTCAACGACTCAGGCATCGGCAACAACCCAGCCCTGATTCGCGGCATGCACAAGATAGGCCTGGCCATCTCCGAAGACAAGCTGGTAATCCCAGGCTCTGATGCATCCGTAACAGAGGACAAACGTGCGGCCGACGTTATGTTTGGCGACGTGTTTACACCGAAGCAATAACTCAACCACAGAGGAAGACACAACATGGCCGTACTCGCTACTACCAACCTCACGCTGGCGGATCTTGCGAAGCGCAAAGACACCGACGGCAAAATCGCCAAGATCATCGAGATCCTGGGCGCAACCAACGAAATCCTGGATGACATGCCTTGGATGGCAGCCAACGATGGCTCAGGCCACAAGACCACCATTCGTTCCGGCCTTCCAACTGGTACTTGGCGCCTGCTGAACTATGGCGTCCAACCTGAGAAGTCCACCACAGTGCAAGTTCGCGATGGCACCGGCATGCTGGAGTCGTACAGCGAAGTCGACAAGGCGCTGGTGGATATGTCCGACGACAAGCCAGCTTTCCTGCTGTCCGAGTCCAAGGCTTTCCTGGAAGGCATGACCCAGAACATGGCCACTACCGTGATCTACGGTGATTCGTCCGTGTTCCCTGAGCGCTTCACCGGCCTGGCGCCACGTTTCAACAGCCTGAGCGCTGAGAACGCCCAGAACATCATCGACGCCGGCGGCACAGGCAGCAACAACACCTCGATCTGGCTGATCTGCTGGGACGAATCGATCATCCACGGCATCTATCCGAAGGGTACCACTGGCGGCTTGAAGCAAGAGCCAACCAAGCAGGAAACTCTGTTTGATCCAGCAGGTGGTCGATATGAAGGCTACCGCACTCACTTCCTGTGGTACTGCGGACTGACCGTACGTGACTGGCGCTACATCGTGCGTATCGCGAACATCGATCGCACTTTGCTGACCAAGAACGCGGCCACCGGTGCCGACCTGATCGACCTGATGGTCCAGGCCATCGAATTGCTGCCGAACACCCGCATGGGTCGCGCAGTGTTCTACGTGAACCGCAACATCCGTTCGTTCCTGCGCCGCCAGATCGCAAACAAGTCAAACGTCTGGCTGAACATGGAAGAAGTTGCCGGCCGCAAGGTCATGACCTTCGACGGTATCCCGGTCAAGCGCGTAGACGCCATCCTCAACACCGAAGCGCGCGTGGTTTAATCCACGCGTCACCCATTCAGGAGATGTGAAATGACTATTCTCGACAAGCAATTGCAGTACTCGGACAAGCAGACAGTCACCGCCACCGCTGTCAGCACCAACGTTGTGGACGCTGGCGCAACCAGGAACCCGGCCATTGGTCGTGACCTGGGCGCTGGCACTCCGCTTTATCTGTTCGTCAACGTCAGTCAGACCTTCACCGCCGCCGGCGCAGCGACCCTGCAAGCGACCCTGCAAGACTCTGCAGATAACGTGACCTTCGCCGACGTGGCTAGCCTGGGCCCGTTCTCTCTGGCTCAGCTGACTGCTGGAAAAGGCTTCTGGGTTGGCTTCCCGATCCCAACGCGCCGATACACCCGGGTGAACTACACGGTCGCCACCGGCCCTATGACCGCGGGCGTCGTTTCGGCTCACATCGTTGACGGTGCGAACTTCAACTTCAACTACCCTGACTACCTGTAAGGAGGCCGTATGCCGCTCGTTATCGCGAAAGCATTGGGGTTCTACGGTCATCTGCGGGAAGCGGGCGAGCGGTTTGAAATCCCTGACGATGAAGAACCGGGCAATTGGATGGTTCTGGCCAATGCCGACGGCACGCCAAAGCTGACCAAGGACCAGAAGGCCGGCAAGGTTCCGGCGCCAGCGGTTGCTCCGGTTCCTGAAGTTGGCTCGGTTCCTTCCTCTGCCCCTTTCACGCCAGTGCCCGTTCAGTTCACCGTGCGCCATGTACCGGTTGGCAACTTCGAAGTGATCGATGCTGATGGCAACCGCGTTGGTGAGCTGTTCGAAGCCGTGAAGGGCAAGAATGGCGAGTCCAAGGCTAAGGCTCAGGCCGAAGCTGATCGCCTTAACCAGGATGCTGCCAAGTCCACGCTGAGCCCGCAGCAAGCCGCGCAGGTTCAAGAGCAGGACGACAACCTGCCGGACGCGTAATCGCAGGAAGCGTTAATCTTAAGGGAGCCTTTTTGGTTCCCTTTTTTTCATCTGGAGATTTGCTATGACATCGCAGGTCGAGATTTACAACATGGCCCTTGGCAACATCGGGATTTCAGAGACTGTTGCCAGCCTGGAAGAGCGCTCCAAGGCTCTGCAGGTATGCAACAGGTTTTGGGATCTGGCTCGTGATACAGCGCTGGCCCAGTTCCCTTGGCAGTTCGCAACCAAGATCGCCACGCTGGCGCTGATCGGAACACCACCACGAGGCTGGCTCTATCAGTACCAGTATCCGACTGACTGCCTGAAGGCCATGCACTTGACGCCGGCCGGGCGCATATATCGCCCGCAATCTATCCATGAGCGCCAGAACTTCAACACCGGATATGGCGATGGTGGACAGGTAATCTGGACCAATGAGCAGGATGCTGAGCTGGCTTACGTTGTGCGCATCACCGACGCCGGCAGATTCCCCCCTTTGTTTGTTGAGGCTTTGTCATGGAAGCTTGCCGAGTTGATCGCCGTGCCGATGACTGCGCAGACATCGGTTGTGCAGAACGCTATGGCAGGATACATCCAGGCCTGGCAGTTGGCTGCATCGCAGGATCTTAACGAGTCGACTGGCGATATCCTTGGCGCAAGTGTGGACTACATCACGGGACGAGAGTCTGGCGGTCCGTTCTGCACGAATGGCTGGAGGTACTGAAATGGGCATCTCTGTCATTCAGCCAAGTTTTGGCGGCGGGGAGATCTCTCCAGCCCTTGGCGCACGGGTAGATTTGCAGCGTTACCAGATAAGCCTGAAGACCTGCAAGAACTTCACGGTCATGTCACAGGGAGGCGTCCGCAATCGCCCTGGAACTCGCTACGTCGACCAGACTGTAAACAATGAGCAGGTCAGGCTGATCCGCTTCAAGTTCAGCATCAGCGATGCCTGTGTATTGGTGTTCAGCAATCTCAAGATGCGAGTCGTGCGCAACGGTGTGTACGTTGTGAACAGCGCCGGCCCAAATATCGGCCAACCTTTCGAACTGGTCACACCATATACGTTGGCCGACTTGGCCCAGCTGAACTTCACCCAGTCAGCTGACGTGATGACATTCGTACACACGCTATACCGTCCGCGTGAGCTTAAGCGTTTTGCCAATGACAACTGGACTTTGACTGAGGCTACTTATCTGCCATCTATTGCAGCGCCCGCTTCGGCAACTGCTACACCTGCCGGCGGCACTGGAAATACTCAGGTCTGGCGGTACCAAGTGACGGCCGTATATGACGATGCAAACACTTTAGAGGAATCGCTTCCTGTCACGTCAAACGCCATAACTGTGTTCGCCAGCGTCCTGCAAGCCACTGTGACTTGGCCAACAGTTTCCGGTGCAACTTATTACAACATCTACAAGGATAACTCTGGTGCTGGCGTATACGGCTTCACAGGTCGATCAACTACCGCGACCTTCACCGATGTGAACATCACGCCGACAAAGACTGATACGCCTCCATCTGGCCTTGATCCGTTTGTGGGGGCTGGCAACTATCCGGGCGCCGTTGGCTACTACCAACAGCGAAAGGTATACGGCGGCACTCTCAACAGGCCACAGACCAGCTACTTCAGTCGAACCGGTGTTTTTAACAACTTCGGTTACGCCACGCCGAGCAAGGATGATGACGCGATCACCTGGACAATGGCCAGCACCGAGGTGAACAGGATTCTGAACTACCTACCCTTGCGCCAGCTTTTGACGCTGACATCAGGCGCTGAATGGATCATCGCAGGGGCAACGTCGGGATTTACCGGCAAGACTATCAATGGCAATCCACAGAGCTATAACGGCTCAGGCTTTGTTCCGCCGCTTGTACTGAACGACACCGCTCTGTATCTGCAGGGCCGTGGCCAGGCCGTTTCATCCCTGAACTACTCGCTTGAGGCTGATGGGCTTGCGAGTGACGATCTGACAATCTGGAGCGCACACCTTTTCCGTGACTATCCAGTGATCGAATGGACCTACCAAAAGCTTCCTGATTCGATTGTGTGGGCTGTTCGCGGCGACGGCGCCCTACTGGGCCTTACCTACATGAAGAAGCAGGACGTTGTGGCCTGGCACCAACACGAGACTGACGGCTTCGTCGAGTCAATAACCTGCATCCCCGAGGGCTCTGACGACATCGTTTACATGGTGGTGCGCCGCATCATCCAGGGCGTTACACGGCGCTACATTGAGCGAATGCAGTCTCGCCAGATACCGCTGATTCGCGGCACTCAGGAGCGTGATGTGGCCCAGTCGTATTTCGTGGATTGCGGGCTTAGCTACCAGGGGTGGAACCAGGGGACTACGACCTACACCCTGTCTGGTGGCGTGACATGGGAATATCCGGAACCGATGAACGTAACCAGTTCATCCGGCTCAGGTTTCAGCGCGGCAGACGTTGGCCGGCAAATCCACATGAGAGATCCGCAGACGCAAAATATTCTCAGGCTTGACGTGACCTCCTACGTTTCGCCAGGCGTGGTGTCCGTGGTGCCTGCAAGCGTAGTGCCTGTGGGTCTACGTAATGTCCCCGTCGTGAACTGGGCGCTGGCTCTGAAGACCTTTGGCGGCCTTTCCCATATCGAGGGGAAAGGTGTGGCTATCCTGGCGGATGGGAATGTTGTCAGCCAAAACGGACCTGATTCGACGCCAATAAACCTGGTGGTATCAGGGGGTGCCGTAACCCTTCCAGACCACGCTGCGGTGGCCCACATAGGACTGCCTTACGTCAGTGACATTGAAACCCTGCGCATCAACATCCAAGGCCAGGAGACATTGAACGACAAGCACAAAACAGTATCGTCGGTAACTGTGGTGGTGGATGAGTCGCGCGGGATATTCGCGTCTGCCGGCGAAGGCAAAACTTTCTACGAGCTGAAGCAGCGCGAGTTCGAAAACTATAACGATCCTACAGAGCTTCTTTCTGGCGCCGGGCGGATTAACATTCCGAACGATTGGGATGGCCAGGGACAGGTTTTCATCAGGCAGTTAGACCCACTACCTATCACGGTTCTCGCTATCATTCCTGAACTGACATTGGCGGGGAGAAAGTGATGAAGCAGAAAGCGCAGGTGTTACCAGTAAGTATCGACGAGGCCGCAGAGATTGCGGCCATCGTGCGTCAGGCTGATCTTGAAGAGATCACAGAAGCGCTTGGCATCGAGATGGAGCATGGCCTGCGCCTTTGCTTCGGCGGCAGCTGCAAGGCCAGCAAGATCGTTGTCGGCGGAAAGGTTGTTGCGGTGTTCGGCGACAGTGTTCATGACGTGCAGCAGTCCATCGGCGTGCCTTGGCTGATCAGCACGATCCACGTGGACAGGCGCGCCAAGCCGTTCCTGCGAGTATGCCGTGAAGAGGTGCTTGAGATGCTGACCAGGCATGACACTCTGATCAACTACGTCGACGCCCGCAACACTCAGGCCATTCGCTGGCTGAAATGGCTGGGGTTCAAGTTCGGCGAGGCTGTGCCATACGGCCCCAAAGGCCTACCATTCTTTCAATTCCAACTTAAACGAGAGGTGTAACCATGTGCTGGATGGCATTGATTCCGGTAGCGCTGGCAGTGGTCGGCGGTATTTCACAAGGTAATGCGCAGGACGCCCAGGCTCAAAGCCAGGCGAGAACCATGCGTACAAACGCGATGTACGCCAACAACGCAGCGGACGATGCTTTATCGCGGGGCCGGTATGACGCCGACCTTCAGCGCCTGCGCACTGGTCAGATGATTGGTACCCAGCGTACCGCCATGGCTGCCAACGGTGGCCTGGTAGACGAGGGCACCAACTCTGTTCTGCAACAGGATACGGCCCAGCTCGGCGAACTTGACGCGCTCACGATCCAGAACAACGCCGCACGCGAGGCATACGGCCTTAAAGTCCAGGCCATGCAAGGGTTCAGGAATGCCACAGATACTGTGCTGGCCGGACAGAATGCAAAGCAGAACAGTCTTTTGGGTGGCGTTGTTAAGGGCGCCGGCTCGTTCTTCGGTGGCGGCGGCGCATCCATGTTCGGAGGTGGCGGCGGCGCCAGTTCAGGATTCGGCGCATCGTCCGGCAGCTTCTTGACCAGCGCGTACGCATAAGGAGAGACCAATGGCTATCACCGTACCAACACAAGAACTTCCTGGGGTTGCGAACCGGGCTCTGCCGGCCCCTCAGGTTCAATCTGTCGGCCCTGACATGTCCGGCTACCAACTCCAGCAGACTGTTGTTGGGGTTGGTGCGGACCTGGCCCAGCGCGAGATGCAACGAGCCGACAACGCCGCTCTGATGGATGCTGAGGCCAAGCTTTCGCAGAACCGACTTGATCTGATGTTCAACCAGAACGGGGGGGCATACACGCGCCAGGGTAAGGATGCACTGGACATCACCAATCAGACTCTGCCGCAGTTCGACAAGCAGGCGGAACAGATCGGGATGGGGCTGACCAACGCCCGGCAGAAAGAGCAGTTTCAGCGGATTGTCCAGAACCAGCGCCTGGGCCTGAGCGGTGAACTGAACCGCTACGAACACACCCAGCGCAACGCGTTTTACGACCAAGCAGACCAGGCCAATATCGCCACGTCGCTGGATGGTGCCGTCAAGTACGCCAACGATCCTGAGCAGGTGGCCTTCTACCGGAGCAAGGGTGCGTATGTGCTTGGCGAGATGGGCATGCGTAAAGGCATGGCGCCAGAGGCCATCCTGGAGCAGCAGCGCCAGTTCGACAGCCAGGTAGCGAGCAGCGTGATTCAGCGTCTTGTCACCTCCGATCCGCTGCAGGCCCAGCAGTACTACGCCCAGTCCGCCGCAACGATGACAGCGGCTGACCAGATAAAGGCGCAAAAGCTGCTTGGAACCTCTGTACGGCAGCAGATGGCAACCAAGATGGCGGCCGACATTTGGGACAAGGGAGAAGTTGGCCACGCCGCGCTGCCGGCGCTGATCATGCAGGCTGAGAGCGCAGGCAACCAGAACGCCGTGTCTCCCAAGGGCGCCCTGGGCGTGATGCAGCTCATGCCGGAGACTGCCGAGGAAGTGTCCCGAGAGCTTGGAATTCCGTACAGCAAGGAGCGCCTGGCCACTGATCCGAACTACAACGCCGCGCTGGGCACTGCATACATCAACAAGATGCTTGGGCATTTCGATGGCAACCAAACCCTGGCAGTGGCCGCCTACAACGCCGGCCCTGGCATGGTTGAGGATTGGATAAACGGAACCAACAAGACCGGTAAGAACCCGTCCAAGGTTCAGTTGCCAGACCCGCGCCAGGGAGGCACCGCAGCGCAGGATTTCATCCAGAAAATTCCATTCCAGGAGACGCGCAACTACACGGCCAACATCATGTCGCAGGCAGCGCCAACCGTTCCGGCCTCGCAGAAGTACGCGGACGGACTTCAGCAGGCCAACACGATCCAAGATCCGCAGCTGAAGAAGTTCGTCATGGACAACCTGGATGATCGCAAAAAGGCCTATGAGGCTCAGACGAACGCGCTGTACGACCAGGCCAGCAAGTACGTGCTTGATGGCGGCTTCTCGACAATCCCGGCTCAGCTGATCAACAACTTGCCCGGTGATGAGCTGGTAAAGCTCCAGCGCATGGATGACTACCGCCGCAAGGGTACGGAGCCAACTACCGATTACAGCAAGCTGCAGGAGTTCTTGCAGATGCCACCAGACCGCCTGGCATCCATGGGCCTTGAGAAGGACATCCGCCCCTATCTGAGCAATTCCGACTTCAACACCGTGCGGGGCGCTTGGCAGAAAGCTCAGAACGGTGACGGCACGGCGCAGCAGGTAGCCGCTGGGAAAGAGAAAGTGGTGAACACGGCAATGGCCATGGCCGGAATCATCACCGGCGACAACGCAAAGGCCAAGGCCCCTGGCAACTTGGAAAAGCAGCAGCAGTTCCGCAGCGCGCTGCAAGAGCGTCAGGACTCATTCCGGGTCAAGTTCGACCGCGAGCCAAACATTCAGGAGACAGAAGACCTGGCCAACCAGTTGCTGCTGAAGGTCAAGTTAACCGGTGGCGGCATGCTGTTTGGCGATAAGGAGCAGGCGCTGTGGGAGACCAAGCCAGAAGACTTGGCTGATACCTACCTGAACAAAGGCACGTTGAAGATAGACAAGATCCCGCCGAGTGATAGGCGCGAGATAATCAACGCATTGCGTGCAAGCGGGCAGCAGGCCAGCGAAGCGAATATCATCGCTGCATACGTCAACCGAATCTCTGGCCTTGGGGTGAAAATCAAATAATGGCAACCGTACCGACTACCGGCCTGCTTCCTGAGCAAGGCGAAGACATCATCCCCAGCCAGCCTTCGATGCTGGCTGATGCCATTCAGCAAACCAAGGACCGCCAGCGCAACGACTTCATGTCAACCCTTGAGGTGGTCGGCGAGGTGAACCCTGATGAGTTCGCCAAGGCCACGGCCGTTTCGAAGTACTCAGGCATCCCGGCTGAAGTGCTTCACCGCCAACAGGATCAGATGGAAAAACTGCTCAAGAACAACCGTTACGCGGCGGTTTTTGACAGCTACCCGAAGACGGCGGCCGCGCTCTCTAACGGTCAGACCGCTGCGCTGGCCCAGGATGACATCGACAACCTGACGCGCATCGAGTACGCGAAGCAGATCACCAAGTTCGAAAACCAGTCACCTGGCGAGCAGTTGTTCGGCGCCGTTGAGCAGGCAGTCACCCAGGGCAAGCAGGCGGCTGGCATCGGATACGCGGATAGACTTGAGCGTCTACGTCGGTCCTTCGACTCGATCGATCAGGAAATTACCCGTGCGGCGCTGGTTGGCGAGAACCCATATCCCAACGGTGACAACCCCACCGGCTTCGGCTTCGACTACATGCAGCAGACGCCGGAAGGCCGGGTGGAGATGCGCAACCGGCTGCTGGGTCGCCAGGCAGAGACCATCAGCGATGTGGTTGCAAAGCAGGCTGACCTGGACAAGATGCCAGTCGAGCCCGGAGCTCTGCGTTATCAGGAGCTTGGCGGCGATGCGTCGGCAATGGCCCAGGCCATAGCAGAGAACCCAGGGTATGCGGCGCGAGCTGCCGCTGGGTCTGCCGTTGGATCTGCTGAGATGCTGGTAGCTGGCGCGCTTGGCGGGCCTCTGGCTGCTGGCGTCGTGGAGTTCGGCACCGAAGGCAACGCCAAGCTTCTGGATATCCTGCGCGAAGCCAAGATCGATCTGACCAACCCCAAGGCCGTACTGACCGCGCTGCAAGATGATGCGCTGATGGACGATGCCCGTGTAAGGGCTGCACGTAAGGCCGCTGGCACTACGGCGGTGGATGTTCTTGGCATGGGTCTCGCCGGAAAGCTTTTGGTGCCCAAGGCAATTGGCGGGAAGGCGCTCACCGCTACTCAGCGAGAAGCCACCAACCTTGCAGTCCAGTTTCCCGTTCAGGGCGTTATCGGTGGCGCATCCGAGGCCGCTGGCCAGTACGCAGCCGATCAGAAGATCAGTGGCGGCGATGTGCTCATGGAAGCCGTGGCTGGTGCCGGCATGTCTTCGGTTGAGGTCGCGACATTCGGTGGGGGCCGAATCATCGACACGATCAAGGACGGCCTGGCCCAGTCACGGCAAGCCCGCCAGGGGAAGGCAACGCTTGACGAGATGGTCGCAGCTTCGCTGGATAGCAAGCTGCGCTCTCGAGATGCCGAGGCATTCAACGGAGTGGCCACGGAGCAGCTTAAGGATTCCCCGCTGGAGATGATCAGCATCCCGGCAGAGGCCCTGGCCAAGTTGAATCAGGACGGTGCGCCGCCAGTTCTGGATGCATTGCTGGAACGAATCCCTGGCCTGTCCGAGCAGTTTGCCGAAGCCACGGCTAGCGGCGGCTCCGTGAGCATGAAGACGGCCGATTACCTGACGGCCTTCGCTGAACACCACGCGGCGCTGGCCAACTCGATCAGAACCCAGGCCGAAGGAATGAGCATTGAGGAAACTGCTCAATGGCAGGCAGCCCAGGAAGAGCAGATCAACGAGCTAGCCAAGACCTTGGATCGAGCGCCAGACGCCCGTGACGACGCTTTCATCGGCATGATGGGCGAGCTTCAGCAGGCTGGATACCGTCGTGCTGACGCCGAGCAATATGCCGCTCTGCACCTGTCCGCCATGTCCACTCTTGCTGACCGTACCGGGAAGCCACTTCAGGAGCTGCTGGCGCGCTTTCCTCTCGATGTACGCAACAAGGCCCCTGATGCAATACAGCGCGTCCCTGTCGACGATATGCGGATTGCTATAGGTCGTCTGCGTACCAGTGACATCCCGCAATCAAGAGATCTGTTCGGCAAGTCTCTGGTCGAATACTTGCGTGATGCCGGCGGTTTGAACGATGCCGGCGGCGAACTTGCTGCCCTGGATGTGAACGTCGGCAAGGTTGGTCGTAATCGTCTGGTCAAGGCTGATGGCGGCCTGAGCCTGGATGACGCGGCGATGCGTGCGTGGGAAAACGGTTACTTCCCCGGCGTGGCCCGTGAAGACGTTGGCCCGCAACTTATCGTCGACGCCGTGCAGCGCGACATGAATGATCAACCAACCTTCAGCAGCGAGCAGGAGAACGCCACGCTTCGTGACCAAGCCACCAACCTTCAGCAGCTTCAGGACTACCTTGACCAGCTTGGCGTTAACCTTAACGAGCTGAGTGATGATCAGGTGCTTGCCATATTGCGAGATCCTGAGTCAATTCAGGGAGTTCAGCTTGACCAGACCGGCGCTCCGCGTGAACCGCGCGGTTACATCACGTTCAACGACGGCAAGCCCGGAGAGCAGCGCAAGTTCCAGATCACTGTGACCGCGCGCCGTGACCTTTCTACGCTACTCCATGAGTTCGGGCACTTTTACCTTGAGGTGGTGACCGACTTGGCCGCCGATGCAGATGCGCCATTGCAGATGCAGCAGGACGTTGCGGCGATTCGGGAATGGACCGGGGCCAAGCCAGAAGGTCCGTTTGAGGTTGAGCAGCACGAACAGTTCGCCCGGGGCTTTGAGGCGTATTTGGCAGATGGCAAGGCGCCAAACCCAGAGCTTCAAGGCGCGTTCGCCCGGTTCAAGCGATGGATCATCGCCATCTACAAAGACCTGACACGCCTGAACGTACAGCTTTCCGATGAGATACGTGGCGTGATGGATCGAATCGTTGCAACTGATGACCAGATCCGCGCAGCCCAGGACGTGACCCAGGCCATGCCCATGTTCGAAAGCGCGGCCAAGGCTGGCATGACGGAAACCGAGTTCGCAGCCTACCGCGACCAGGTTGACCTGGCCCACGCCGAAGCCGCGACCACGGTTGAGCAGCAAGTGATCCGCGAAGAAGAGCAGCGCCGCAGCAAGTGGTGGGGCGAAGAGTCTGCGCGCATTGCCGCCGAAGTCTCAGAAGAGCTGGATACGCTGCCGGAGTACCAGGCTATCCGCGCATTGCGCAAAGGGATCATGCCAGACGGCACCCAGCAGAACATCAAGCTGCAGGGGTCCGAGATCAAGGATCTGTACGGTACCGCCGTATTGCGCAAGCTGGCGTTCATGCATGGCAAAGACGGTATCCCGATGGACATCTCCGCTCAGATCCTGGGCTTCAAATCCGGCGACGAGATGATCAAGGCCATCCTTGGTGCACCTCCGCGCGGCGAAGCCATCCTTGCAGAGACCCAGGCCCGCATGATGGAGCGCCACGGCGCGCGCGCTGATGGCGCCTCGACTGAGAAAGCCATGGCCGCTGTGCACAACGAGAAGCGCGGCGCAGTTCTGCTCAAGGAGCTGAATGCACTGGGCAAGCAGGGTAACCGCAAGAACATCACTAGCCAGCAAGTCCTTAAGGCCGCCGCAGAACGCATCATGCAGAACCGAAAGGTGCGCGACATCCAGCCTTTCGAGTATCAGCGCGCAGAAGGCAAGGCTGGACGCCGGGCTTTCGAAGCGGCCGCCAAGGGTGACTTGGCCGCGGCCTATGAGGCAAAGCAGCAACAGTTGCTGAACTATCACCTGTGGCGTGAGGCCAAGAAGGCCCGCGACGAAATCGACTCGATCGTAAATCGCATGGCTGACTTCAACAAGTCGACGCGCCGGGAGAAGCTGGGCAAGGCCGGGCACTCCTACCTGGATCAGATCGATGCGGTCATGGAGCAGTACGAGTTCCGCAATGTCAGCCTGCGCGATCTGGATAAGCGCGTATCGTTTGCTCAGTGGTACGCCGACCAGCTGGCGCAGGGCAATGAGCCGGATGTTCCTGAGTTCATCCTGAACACCTCGCAGAAGGTCAACTACAAGGATCTGTCTCTGGCCCAGTTATCCGAGTTGAATGACTTCGTACAGAACGTGAATCACCTGGCCGGCCTGAAGAATAAGCTACTGGCAAACAAACGCCTGAAGGACTTCGCTGAGGCCAAGGATCTGCTGGTGAAGGCGGCTTATGCAAACCTGGGCAAGCGCAAGGCGCCACCAATCGATAAAGGCACGCTGACAGCACTGGAACGCATGGGCGACTGGGCCAGCAGCATGTCTGCAGCGCTACTCAAAATGGAACAAATCGTTGAGTGGCTGGACGATGGCGACATTGAGGGGCCATGGCACACCACTTTCTGGCAACCGTTTGTGGAGGCCCAGGCAGCCAAGGATGATCTGAACCGAGAGTTCACCACGCAGCTGATGGCCAACGTCGACAAGTACATCGATGCGCGCGGCCAGCGGGCAATGCGCGAGCAGATCAATATCCCGGAGATCGGCCAGTCTCTGACCCGCAACGCAATTATCAGCGCCGCCCTGAACACCGGTAACGCCGGAAACCGGGAGAAGCTGCTGAAGGGTTACGGCTGGGACGAAAACCAGCTGGGCGCGATCCTGCGCAACATGAACAAGGATGATTGGGAGTTCGCGCAGAGCCAGTGGGATCTGGTTGAGCGCCTTTGGCCGCAAATCGAGCAACTGGAGAAAGACCTGCACGGCGTTGCGCCAGACAAGATCGTCGCGACCCCTGTCAGCACTCAATATGGGGAGTACAGCGGCGGCTACTGGCCTCTGGTGTACGACACAAGCTCACCTGAATACGCCCAGGTTGCCAACAACCTTACCGACAACACCGGCCTGTTTGAGCAGGGATATGCCAAGGCCACCACGCCCAAGGGACACACCAAGGCACGGGTTGATTCCTTCGCGGCGCCGATCATGTTGGACACCAGTATTGTGGCCAGCCACTTGGGCCAGGTCATCCACGACTTGACGCACCGTAAGGCGATCATCGACGCGGCCAAGATCATCAGCAACAAGGAGGTCAAGCAGGCGCTGAACGAGACGCTGGGCGTTAACATTGCCAACCAGTTCAACCCATGGCTACAGGGTGTTGCCAATGACATGGTGATGGACAGCCGGAAAGGTATCGATGCTTGGACCAACCTATCCAGCACTTTGCGCGCCAACCTTTCCGTGGGCTGGATGGGCTTCAGCGCCACCACTGGCATTCAGCAGATTCTTGGCTTCTCGCAAAGCTGGGAGCATCTTGCTCAGCTCGGAGCCCGCAAGTATCTGCCGCAGGGCATGCTGGAGTTTGTACGCCAGCCATTCAAAACCATCGCTTTCGTGAAGTCACTGTCTGGGGAGATGCGTAACCGTGACGCCAACCTGGACAACAATATGCGCGAGGTTCTGAAGCGCGTGAGCGGTCGTACCGGTCCGAAGGCCGTAATTCAACGTCTGGCTTTTAAGCACATCAGCATCATCCAGTCGATGGTTGATTATCCTACATGGCTTGCCGCGTATCACAAGGGAATGGCCGACGGCGAAACGTTGGATACCTCGGTGGCAATGGGAGACCGCGCCGTGCGCTTATCTCAGATGTCTGGCGGCCCGAAAGACCTTGCAGCCGTGCAGCGCAAGGATGGACTTATGAAGGCTCTCACAATCGTCTACAGCTACTTCAACCTGCTCTATAACCGCCAGGCCGATCTGGTACATAGCATGAAGACAGCCCAAGGCGTGAAGGACTATCTGAGCGCATTTGAAAGGACCATTTTCCTGATCGCAATGCCGGCTGTTCTTGCACCTTTGATGACCGGTCAAGGCCCAAAGGATGACGATTCATATGCCAAGTGGGCGGCGCTGAAGGTGGCAACCTATCCTTTGATGGCAGTTCCGTTGCTTCGTGATGTGGCGAGCAGCCTGGAAAGCGGGTGGGCCTATTCAGGAGCAACCCCTATCGGCGATGTATTTAAATCGGCAACGCGCTTGGCTGCGGCTATAGGTCAGGATGATGTAGATGCTGAGAAAATAACGATGTCCACAATGGATGTGGTCGGCATGGGGTTTGGCCTGCCTACCGCCCAGCCTAAGCGGACAATCAAGTACCTATTCAGCGTTGAGCGTGGTGAGCGTCAAGACGACAATATGTTGGAATTCATCCGAGGCCTGATGTTTGGGCCGCCAAAAGAACCCAAGTAGGAGCAATACGCATGACCGTAACCACAACTCTCGATCGTCAGTATTTCGATGGCGATGGCTCTAACAAAAATTTCCCGTTCAATTTCAGGTTCTTTGATAACTCAAATATTTTTGTTTACCTGATTGGCAGCGATGGAAGCATAGTCGGCCAGACTTTAAATGTTGACTACACGTTATCAGGGGCTATGGCGCCCGGTGGAGGACAAGTAATTTTTTCAGTATCTCCGCCTGCCGGTGTTAAGAACGTCTTGGTCAGTCGTATTCTTCCTCTCGTGCAGCCGACATCAATCAGAAACCAGGGTGCATTTTTCCCAGCAATTCATGAAGATGCCTTTGATAGGATCGTCATGCTGATTCAGCAGGTTTCTGGAGTTGCTAATAATTCACTACAGCTTTCTCCTGGCGGGGCTACATGGGACGCCAAAGGAAGCAGGATCATCAATGTTGGAGACCCTTTACTTCCTCAAGATGCCGCAACTCGAAAATGGGCAACTGATTATGTGGCCTCAATTCTGTCGACCGGGCAGGGGCCCATCAATAACTCTGTTAACGTAATTCATGTGACGCCTGGGAATATTTTTACTACCGTTTCGGCAAAGCTGCTCGAAACCGTGAGTCTGTCTGACTACGCAACGCTCCGCGCAGCCTTGGCTTCCGGCGCGATGGTTCATGTGCCAGCGACCGTTACTGACGTGTCACTTTCTTCGGCGGATTCTCCATACGTATTGCCGTTCCTCAATCGGGTGAGCGTTGAAGGGCCGCTGAATATCAATCTTGGCGCCAGCGTTCATGCCACTGCCGCTGGTCCTATTTGTCGTGTTGGGGTTAGAAATTCCCTGATCAAGTTGCTTGGCCCTACCCCTCTGGAAACAACGGCCTCGTCTGTTGCGTCAATCACTGGCGTTGCCGGCGACTGGACTATCACATACAACGTGGCAAGCACTTCGGGTGCGGTGGTTGGTGACTACGCCAAGCTATTCGATGTTGGGCCACTCCCAATCCTGAACGGTGATAATGCGGCGAGCTACATCCTGCGCAGCTACCCACTTAAGGGAGAGCTGTACACGCCCCTGTTGCAAAGTGTTGGAAGCTTGACCTATGCAGGCGGCGGCGGCAGCGTAGCCTTCAGTGCTGTCAGTGGTTCACTTTCGGACTATATGCACAGTGGCGACCTAATCACGGACAAAGGTCAGACTCGGGTTCTGAACGTTATCGGCGGTACCAGCGCTTCCATCGTTGGCGCATGGACTAATGGCGGCAACTCCGGATCTCGATCGTTCTACATCACTCGCCCGAACGCCGGCACGATTGGCACCGCGGGCGCTCCAAATGCAACTGTCACTGGCGTTGGTACCGCATTCACTACCGAGGCAAACCCAGGCGACGTGCTTCTCGCTGATGGTGTGATGACAAAGATATTGACCGTGGTTAGCGGCACCTCTTTGACCTTGGCTGCACCAGTGACACTTGCCGCTGGCACCTCTTACAGCATCCTGCAGTCGGCCGCCTGCCTGCATGAAGGCGTGCATGAGATTACCGCCGTAGGCGCTGGTACCATCGCCGTGCGAAACCGCAGCACCGTAAAACCTCCTATCAATGGCGTGTCGGTTGATGAATTCAGAATCATCAAAACTGTGCTGAAGCAGAATGGCACCGCTGTTGGCGACGACGGGTTTGTTTTCGATCAGAACGGATCTCTACGCGAGGTCAACAATTTGGTTGTTGTAGGGCCTGGATCCGGAACGGGGATCGGATTTCTGCTTCAGGATCGGATTCCTAGCGAGACGTCCAGCGGAGGAACATCGTTTGGAGATGTTACTCAGAACGGCTTGCGCGGCACGGTTCTGTTTGGCCAAAACGTCGGGGCAACCCGGTTTCTTCGCGCGGCGATGATCGGTCATGGCTGCCTTTTGAACGCACGGAAATTCGCATCTACCAATAACCTTGAAAACAGTGTTTGGGTTCTTGAAGGCGGTATCGCGAATCTTCGCCGAGCCCAAATCACAGGCGGTAGTGGCATAGCCTTGTTGGTAAATGCCGGTGGCACGGCTGTGGTCACGGAGATTCGTTTGGCTGGTTCCGGTAACGACGGACTGCGCACCGATACAGGGTCTGTAGTTTATGGTGAGGCGCCGATGGCAGTTGCCTGCGGCGGCATGAACTACCGCATTCTGGATAGCGGCAAGGTGCACCTGACCGATTCAGTAAGCCTTCTTTCTTCCTTGTCTGGTGTCTATTCTGATGGTGGCGGCGCTCGTATTGACCGAATGGCTATTGGCGCAAACGTGAGAGCAGGTATAGAAATTGGCGACCAGGGATTGATCCATGCAGATGGATGCTGGGTTTCAGGTACCTCTGCTGGTTTCGGACTGACCATAGGCAGCGGCAGCAAGTTCATGGCGTCCGGCACCGCAATCAATAACAACGCCAGTGGTGATGTGAACGTTCCAGCTACCTCGGTTGAATCATCAATCACGCTGAGAAATTGCTATTACCCAGCCGGGTTTACTGGTGTTCAAAGACTTAATAGCCCGAATGGTAACGGCTCTGCCTTGTATGACGGTGCGGGCGTTGATATCGGATCTTCGACTCCATCTGTAGGAGGTTCTGGTGGCCCTGGTACTGGAACCGGTACTTCGTCGGCAGTCTCCCTTAATTGGACCCGTGACAAAAATAGGTATGCATTCAATGCAAGCGTTACCGTTAACACGGTAGGTGATTGGTCTGGTTATTTGACGCTGAGCCTTCCATTTACCGCGGCAGTTAACTGCTCAGTTGGAGGCAACAATCAGACTACTGGAGCCGGGTTGACCGGTTATGCGACAGGAACGCAGTTGCGTATTTATTCTAACACCGGCACGTTCCCCGCCGCCGCAGGTAACACTTTGCTGATCAGCGGTGTAATCCTTACATAACCTCATGCAGGGCCAGCATCTTCGGTTATTTCAAAGATGCTGGCCTTCTTACCGGGAGAAATATATGAAACCTATCCCCCAATGGCGCCGCTGGTGGCGCAGATACAGCACATGGCTGGCTCTTGCTCTTCCTGCGATGACGGTTCTCCGCGATGCCCTTCCAAGTCTTCAGGAGCTGATCCCTCTGGGTCAGTACAAGTGGATTGTTGGGGTGCTCGGTTTCGTGATCGTCATCGCCACCAACATCCACCAAAACTCTGTGTCTGGGAGAAAGCCATGAATTTTGACCAGGCTTTCGAAAAGTTGATTGGGCATGAGGGAGGCTACTCAAACCATCCTGATGACCCTGGCGGTGAAACCATGTTCGGGGTCACTGCACGGGTTGCGCGGGCCAATGGATACTCCGGCGCCATGCGAGACCTACCCCTGGCGGTGGCCAAGTCGATCTATCGAGCTTCGTACTGGGATACCGTACGTGCCGATGAGCTTCCTGATGTTGTGCGCTTCGATGTGTTTGACGCCTCGGTTAACTCGGGTCCAGGCCAAGCCATCAGGTTTCTGCAGCGCGCCACTGGCTCAACTGATGACGGTCGGCTGGGCCCACTGACAATGCGTGCCATCAAGGCCATGGATCCTCAACTGCTGGATAAGCGCTTGAACGGATACCGCCTACGCTTCATGAGTGAGTTGAAAACCTGGCCCTCCTTCGGGCGCGGCTGGGCCTCACGTATTGCCACCAACCTGATCGAGGATTGAGCCATGAGTTTAGGCGCCATAATTGCCCTGGTGATCGCCGCTGTTGCTGCCCTGTTGGGTGGTATCGCTGGCAACAAGATGGGCAAGTCAACCGGTCGCAAGGAAGGTGCCGAGCAAGCCAACCAGGAGCAGCAAATAACCCAGGCCCAGGCGACGGTAAAAGCCGTCCAGGAGCGATCCGATGTTGACCAGAAAGTTGCTGCTACTCCCCGCGCTGATATTGATCGCGAGCTGTCGGAGTTCTCCCGTCCCGATTGATACGGGCTGTGCTTGGGTGAAGCCGATCTACACGAACAAGGCCGATCGCGATGCGATGGCTGACGGACTCGCGGTGCAGCTTGCCGCGCACAACCGGCTCTACAAGAGCCACTGCCCGGCCAAATAGACCGGGTTTTTTATCAAGGAGATTCACATGCCGCAGTTCTTCAGCTCTGCAACCCCAACCACATCTTTCATTCTGAACATGAACGGCGCGAGTAAGCCGTCTTTTCAGCTCTCTGTGCAAGGCCCTGCGGCGGTCTCCGCGGAAGCGATCATTGAAGGGGGTCATGACGGCCAAGGGTGGATCACCATCGCCACGCTGGAGGCCAGCGGAACGGCCTACGCAACTGATGGCGGGCCACTCGAAACCAACTGGCCTCTGATGCGCGCCCGTCTTACCGCGGTATCAGGCGGAACAGCCACACTTCACTTTGCGCTCTGAGGACTGAGCCATGAAAAGACATGATGAAGGGATTTTGCAGAATGGCTTTGTTGATCCAACGGACGTGCAGGCGATGGTCGATGACGCTATGGATTCTGCAATGGCTCAGATGGTGTTGAACCAGTCTGTGAACGAGGGCCAAACCATCACGCTACCGGCAACCAATCAGAGCATCACGCTCAATCTGCTGACTGGTGGGGCGTCGCTTAACCAGGTCAACGTGATTCTTCCCGGGAACGCTGACGGGGTTGTGGGTCAGCGGGTATTCGTGAACAGCGATGGTCAGGTGGCACAGGTTTCATTCAGCGCGGGAAGCAACCAAGTCAACAACGCCGACGTGATGTTCTCGCCCGGCGACAACTACGTCTACTACCGCAATCAGCCCACAATTTGGTCGAGGGTTACATCGTGAAGCGCTTATTCGCATTACTCATTCTTTTGCCTTCCCTGGCATTTGGCGGACCAAATGACATTGTCGCGACTCAGCGCAATGCAACAGACACTGGCCTTGCTCCCGCGCGCCTTGTTACCGCACCAGCCGGCGGCGCCAATGCCGTCATGGGTTACAACGGATCCACCAACCTTCCGGTGCATTGGCTGGTCGGTGGCGGTCTTGGCATCTCATCTGGCTCACTTGTGGCATTGCCGCAGGCTTGGGCGTCGATCACCGGCAAGCCGACCTTTTCCACGGTCGCTACGACTGGTGCTTATGCTGACCTGACTGGTCAGCCTGCTCTGTTCAACGGCGCCTATGGATCTCTGACGGGTATTCCTTCGACGTTCGCTCCCGCGTCTCACACGCAAGCCTGGAGCACCATCACGGCCACGCCAACGACTCTCGGCGGATATGGGGTTACTGATGGCGTCACAACGTCTACGCTGGCCTCATACGCGACCACGGCATCTGTCACTGCGGGGCTGGCCACGAAGTTCAACACTCCGGCTGGAACCGCGGCGCAATACGTCAGGGGTGATGGTGCGCTGGCAACACTGCCGACGGTCCAAGCGATCAGCATTAACGATTCCCCTGGTCGCGCGCTGGTGACTACTACCACCGCTACGGGATTCCAGGTTAGCGCGACCCGGGTGTCAAAGGTCTGCTACGAGGGGTCGTTCTCAACCACGTCCACAATCGGCGGCCCATCATCCGCCAGCGTGTTCTTGGAGACGGCTGATACGAATAGCACCACGGCTGGAGACTGGACGATCAAAGCCCAGCAGACCTATACCAACACGATCACGCTGGCGGTAGTTTTGAACCAGGTGCAGGGCAACAACTGGGCTCTATGCCGGTACATCCCGGCCGGCAAGTACGTCCGCATCCGTTCTGGATCTATCACTGGTACCGCGTCGGCAACCATCAACACGACGCAGCAAGAGACGTTGCTGTAGAAACAGGAAGGGCGCCATTGCGGCGCCCTTCTTCATTCTGGCTTGTCGATGTCGTTGCCTGGGTCTGGCTCGTCAAGGTCTTCCATATGCGCATCCAGCTCTTCGCCAAATACACGCTCTTGATCTGATGCGCCCCAGCGTTTTACGAACGCGTTTATATCTCCTGACTCATCCCGCAACCGCAAGTACCAGCCTGCATATTGCTTGCTAACCAGCGCTTCGCTTTCCGCTTTGCGTGTGCGCTCGTTCAGGTCGGCAACGAAGTGCTGGCAGCGACTCACTTCCTGCAAGACGGACCGGTCAATTGTCGCTGCGGCATCGACCAGGGCTTGTCCTGGCGACGGATCTTTTCCGTCCAGCACGCTCGTCAGCCAGGCGCACAGGCCGATCACCAGCGCCTCTGTGGCTTCGTCGTGCGCGCCGGCCTTGTCCAGCACACCAGACAGCTCACCAATCGCCTGCACGGCCACCATGGCCACGGTCTGCACGGGGTTATCTTCCATGGATCGCGCCAGTTCTTTCTCGTCGATTCTCATTGTGTGGCTACCTTCTCGTTGTAGGTTTTGCGCATGGCTTCGTAGTTGTTCCAGGTCCAGTGTGGGAGTGCCGCGCAGCTGAATGACTGCAGGCCGATGTCCAAGTGTGGCGGAGCCCAAGTAACAACCAGCGTCACGCCGAACTGCTTGTTCTTCAGAACCTTACGCCGGCCACCGGTCGATGCACTATCAGCCACGGCCACGGCTTCAAACTCCAGCTTCTCTGGCATCTCAGGTTTATTTTCCATCGGTCTTTTTTCCATAGTCACGGTGCAGAACCTGCACGAATTCGTAGCCGTGGTTCATTTCGACCACGCACCATACGCCGGATGTCAGCCGGTCCATCAGTTGGTTGAACGAGTAGCGTCGGGTTCTCATGGCTTCAATACCCCTTCACTGATCAGTGTATCGATTGTGCGGAATACGCCCTCGGCGTGGTAGAGGCGCAGCTCGTCGCGTGTCAGTCCGGCCTTGGTGCGCCCATCAATTTGATCGTGGCAATACAGGCAGGCCCAGGCACCTTGCAGATTCTTGGGCTTGATCCCAACGCCGCATGTTCCTGCCAATCGATAGTGGGCAAGAACGGTGGTTTCTGTGTCGTTCGGGCAGCCGTCGAGCCTGACCTGGCAATCCCGGCCGCGCGCCGCTTTGGTGAACTTGTCTTGCTTACTCACTGCTCAACCCTCCGCACAATCTCAATGATCTCCAGAACGCCCTTCTTGTAGCCTTCTGGCTTATCGACCAGGCCACCCTTCAGCAGTTGGATCAGGCCCTCCTTCCCAATGACCGCATCACGCGCCCGGTCGTTGCACATATCGCAGGCCCAGCGCCGGCCTTGGAGTTCTTCGATACGACTCATCGAACAACCTCCACGGTTTTAGAATTGAACTGGCCCGGCATCCAAAGTCGTTTGGGGGTTCCCTTGTGCCATTCGCAATATGAGCCGAAGTTGCTGGTGGACTTTGTTACGTGGTGCCAGCGGCCGGTGTTGTCTTGGATTCGGTGCGTGGTCATGGCATCAGTTCCTTTGGCACGTTCACGGTGTCGCCAAGGACCGAGGCAACGATGGCTCGACAGGCAGAAATCAGCGGGGTGTCGCCCTTGTAGCCCATGGGGTGACTCCACTCGGTGGCTGCATTCCATGGGCCATTCTGGTTTTCCAGTGGCGCGCCGATGTCGAGCTTGTACTTCTCGATAAGCGGACCACCATCGCTCCAGTCGGTTGACGGGCAATAGCAGCGAAGCCAGTCATGCGCCCAGGCTTCCCGGCTATCAGGGTCATGCCAGCGCACCGCATACCCAACAGCCCAATCCAGCGCCGCGTCCGACAGGTCCTGCGTCTTCAATTCTACGAATTCGCTCATAGCTTCCTCCAAGCTTCACGCTGTGCTTTGTTCCAGCCGGCGTAATCACTCCAATCAATCACGGTTTCCATATCTCTCTCCAGTTGCTTTGGTTGGTTAATCGTATCGGCCGTTCCAGTGATCGGTCTGTGACCACTTCACATCATGCTCAGCTCCGAACGCCTGGACCCATTCGATAAGCTCGGCGCACTTCTTCATGCTCAGCTTGCTTGTGGGCTCGTACAGCACGTCAATTCCTTTGCCGTCGATAGCCGGGATCATCTGGATACTAGCGCCTCGCTCACGAAGCCATGCGGCGGTACAAAGCCGCTTCCAGACAGTCACATCCCACTTCATGCCGGCGTGTTCGACCTGAGTCGCGATGTCATTCAGGCAGGCGTGCAGCTTTTTGTTCTGCTCAACACTGCGATCCTGGCCGTTGATAGATACCTTGCTCGGTTTCTCAATGTTCATGCCGGCGATGTATCCCATCAGACGGGTACGATCAGCTTCTGTTGCGAGGCGAAAGTCCATGATCAGCTCGTCAGATCGATGATTTGTTGGGTGCGCTCTTCCATGATTTCGTAGAAGCGCGAGACTTTGGTTTGCAGCGTGGCGATCATGGATTCGTCGCGGTAGGTCCGCTTGTGGAAAAGCGGCATGCCTGGGTAGAACGAGGCGAAGTCCAGGTGATCGCGCTCGCTTAACCAGATACCAACCTGGCACTGCACCATGTGTTCAGCAGGGATTACGCCGCCCAGGATCACTTCGACCTGCAGCTTTGGCAGCTTGGTCTTGATCTCGACCAGGCCGTCGTCGCCTACAAGGCCGTCCGGGCTGTACCCGCAACCGTGGTTGAGGATGATCCCGCAGTCCACGATATCGATGCCCAGGCGCTCGCTGACGAATTTGCGCGCAACCGGCTCAAGCTCATGACCGCGCTCTGTGTGACGGTTACCTTCGAACTTGTCAGCAGCCTCACCAGTGAATCGTTCGCCAATCAGCTGGTTCATCAGCGTGAATGCGCCAGCCCCGAGCCCGGATTTATGTTTGCCGTCCACGAGCAGGCAGCTCATCACAGAGGCAGTGAGAATCCCTGCGCGCGCCGCGAACCATTCATCAGTGCCCTGCTCGCAGTTCAGGTAGATAGGGCCGCTCATTCGTAGTCACCTCGGGCCTTTGCGATCAAGTGGTCATACGCTTCAGATCGTTCTTTCAAAAGAGGCACCGCATCTGCAAGACCACGGAATATATCGGCTGCATCAACAAGAGCGAGAAGCAGCTGTGGCGACATTGAGATCAGCCTTGCATTTGCCTTCTGAACTCCAAAGCCAAGCTCTACATACTCGCCATCAACAGCGGTAACGCCAACGGAGCAGTCGCAGATATTCCAGCCATCATTGCTATCGGCCTGTGTGCCGTCACCGCTATCAGAGCCTAAAGCAGAGAAAACGCCGGTGGAATTTATGACCGCCCATGGTCCTGGGGTATGTCCGCTCATGCATCACCTTCCTGCGCCTGGGCGTTCTTCTGTGCCGACGTGGTCAGCTGGTTTAGTACGGTGTCGAAGGCGCTGCGCGGGATGGCTGCAATGTCCGGGTAGAGTTTCCTGAATGCGCCGCGTGCCTTCTCACTGCACTTTGGAATCAGTACCTCCAGTTGCTTGATCTGCAAGTCGGTGATGGACGGTTCATCGACCGGCTGATTGTTGCCGTCATTGTCTTCGTTGGTCAGGACCACGTTGAAGATGTTCATGGTGAGATAGCGACGGGCATAGCTGTTGGTCGAGCCGTGGGCGTGCACACCTGTCTTGTTCACCTTGCCTGCAATGCCCGCGGCGTCCAGCGGAAGGTCCATGTGGTAGCGCTTGGTATGGCCTTGCTCATGCATCACATCGCATACAACACGCAGATGGCCTGCAAGCGGAGAGTCCTCGGTACCGAACGACAGAGAAAAACCCTCGTCGGTGTATTCCGGGCTGATCTTTTTGTCGATGTCTTCCAGCTTGGCATAGCCGCTGTTGGTCTGGCTGTTGAAGCTTGAGCGGTACACCGGCCCAATACGGCGCTGGGCACGGACCATTGCGGCGTTGAATGCTGCCGATGCACTGCGGTCAACAAAGCGCTCATGCATCTGCATCAAGCGCTCCATCTTGTCCACGTCGACGGCTGGGTCTGCTGCCGCTCGCTGGATCATCTGGATCATCATTGATGATTCGCTGACCTGGATCGGCATGTTTTCTGGGGTTTGGATCAGTTCGCTATTACTCACGGTTTTATTCCTTGATCAGTTTGGCAATGATGGCTTCGCCGACTTGACGCTCAACCATTTCACGCAGCTCTTCGCTGTTGTAGTTGGCGATGATCGACCTTAAACGGTGTTCGATCATTGGCTTGTTCTCATCCAGCAGAGACTGCAGGTGTTCGAAGCCTTTGCTTGCAGCGCGGTCCCAGGCCGAAGGCGGCGAGAAAACGGTATGGGATGACAGGCCTTCAATAACTTTGATCGTGTTGGCTTTCAGGACTTCAACCAACTTCCCATCGAAGTGCTGGTCAACCAGTTCGCCGACGAGGTCGTAAGCAGAGTTGCTGATAATCCGCTCAAAGTTTTTGCTTGAAGAATTTGCGCATGCCGCACGGAATTCTTGAGCGGCGATGTTCTTCATCTCATCTTCGCTGAGATAGTCGGATACGTTGAAGGTCACGGTTTCAGTAGTCATGGGTATTTCCTTGGTCAGAGTTTGAATTCAACAACGTCCAGCAGGCGGTCGATGCGTGCGCCGCGCGCCAGCTTCTCGTCGATGGCCTGGAGGATGAAGGCGTTCATGGAGATGTGCTGTTCCTTGGATGCCTTCTCTACCTCGGCGCGCGGCTGATCATCGTCAAAGCGGACGACAAACTTGGGTGCAATGCGGGAGTCTACGTGTGCCATTTTATGGTTCCTATTTGGTTTGTGTTTGATGATCATATAGCCACCAACAACCCAGCGCAAGTACAATTCGCCATCAAATAAAAAGCCCCAGCGTTTCGGCCGGGGCTTTTGTGTTTCTATGCTGGATCAGATGGTCAGGTCTTCCAGCTTGGCGATGACTTCGTACTGCGGTTCTGCGTCAAGGTCAGTGGATGCCAAGGCTTCAATCACGCCGTCATCCAGCAGTTGCAGGCACAGATGACTGGCGCGCTCTTCGTCGATCTTGAAACGCGACACCAACCAGGCCAGTTCGAAGTTCGTGGCATGCAGCACCACGGTCTGCTGAACTTCGCTGTAGGTCAGTTCGCCGTACAGTTGAGAATTGACCAGTGCATCTGGAGCATCAGTGAGTGGCTTTCCGGCGCGCACGATCTCGTACTGGCCGTTCTGATCAGTGCCCACGAACTTGACCAGACCTTCGCCCTCGTACAGCTTCAGCAGCGCTTCGGCCTTGTCATAGCCAATGTGCAAAATATTCTGAAGGCCTTTGATGCTAGCGTTCTGTTGGATGGTAACGAAGTCTCGGCCGTCGGCGATAAGCTTCGGAGTCAGCTCAATCTTCTTTTCTGTGCCGGCCTTGGCCTTGGGCGCCGACTTCTTGCCGGCCGGCTTACCGTCGCCTTCAAGATCGAGTGGCTTCTGGTCCTTTTCGCCGACGTGGGCACTCATGCCCTCGTTGTAGTTGTTGGAGTAGAGGACGATCAGGATGTCCGACTTATCGTGAGTCTTGTCTGTCAGGACGTGGCGGTTTGGCTCGTCGCCTTCGATCACCATGGTGGCGGTGAGCTTGCCGTCGATCTTCAGGGACTTCATCTTGGCCTGGACGCACTCCACACCCTGGCTGTTGATGACGCGGGCAGCGGTGGCGGTGATCTTCTTCAGTTCGGCGCCGATCTCAGCGATCACCGCGTCCTGCTCCTTCTCGCCCAGCTTGTTGAATGCCACCTCACGCTTGCGCATCAGGCCCAGGACCACTTCGGTGATATCGTGGTTCATCAGTTCGGCGGCCACTTCCATCGGGGAAAGCCCGTCTTTCTTGGCTGCTGCAACTACTGCTCGTTGTGCGCTGTTCATGGTTCTTCCTTCTCGGTTGGTTTAATTCAATGCAAAAAAAAGCCCGTTCTAGTCAATGCCTTGGTCAGACTCCCATCTGTGGTCGACCAGTGCCGGGGAGGCTTGATCACAGATGGAAACAAGGCATTGCTACAACGGGCTTGTCCCCGGCACATGGTCTTCTTGCTTCGACTGTCTGACGGTCTTGGCGGGAGTGATAATGCTACGACTCTGCCGCACTTGCAATAGCTTCTCGGATACGGAATTTACGCAGACGGTTGCGCCCGTTTGTTCGTGCGCAGCATTTGCAGAACCTGTTCCCTCTGGAATCTACCCCAGTATTTTCAGGCGTGTACTCATGGCCCGCGTAGCAATGCGACTTGATGAATCGCCTGGTCTTGATGCAGTAGTAATCACTCATCACCAACTCCCTTCGGCGGCAAGTCCGTGTAGCTGGCCAGGGTGCAGGCATACTTCGACTGGATGGCGAAAACCTCGATCTTGTCGACCTTGCGGCTCAGCAGATCGCGCATGGCCTGAGGGTTGGCGTAGCCAAGGCGCTTGCCCGAGAACTCGACCCGCTCCCGGTAAGATACGGCCTCTATGTACGACAGCAGCTCCTTCATGTCTCGGACCTTGATCGAGACTTCATCGAAGCCCCGACCCTCTGCCCGCTGAACTTCCGGGAGAAGCCAGCGCGCGGTTTCCTCGGCAGAGGCCTTGCGGGTTTCGAAGTGTTTTGCGTGGTTGGCGCTCATGGAAAAACCTCACAATTTGGCCAGATGCCCCGCGCTTCCCGCAGAGCCCCGGCGTGGTCGAGTGCGCCGTCGAGCAGCACCATTTGAAAAGGTCGGTATCCGTCGACGCGGATTGTCCAGGTGCGCTTGGTCATGGCTTCACCTTCAGTCCGAGTGACTCGATGCGCTTTTTGCACCATCCGATTGCTTCGCGCATTGCCGAGCGCTCGGCATGCGTGTTTTCCCATTCCTTATCGACAATCTTAGGCAACTCCACCTCAATGGCTGCGCGGGAGGCTTGCCAGGCTTCCAGAGCCAGCAACGTTCGTGGGCATTCGTAGAATTGTCCGACGCCAGGAATGTTTCGATACTCAAGGTCCATGGACATTTTCCGCGCCCACGCTTCGAACTGAATGTCCATTGGCTTATTCATTAGAGACTCCCAAGCCTTTTTCCTTTACAGCTTCGATTGCCATATCTCGGATTTCATACGAGGTGGTCCCTCCACAGCAGTCGTACTCGGTAGGAAGGTCAATAACTATTGATTTCCTTGAGGCCTGCCATGCAAGCCAGCAGAAATTCAGCGTATGCCCGCAGTAATCCCCATTCGTGAACCTAGACAGGCTTTCTTCCGCCCACCCTTCTAGAGCCCACGCCTCAAATTCTTCTCGCATTTTCTCAGTGCTCATGTTCGTACTCCCAATCCCTCAACGTGGACCTTGCCGATGTATTCGCGCTGGCGTTGGATAAGCGCCTGGGCCTCACGCAGCTGATCGCCGGCCTCAAGGTTGGCCTGGCCATTCACATGCGCGGCGTGTTCCAGGGCGTGGATGCGCAGCTGCAGGTCAGTGTTGGCCTGGCGGCAGTTCATAAGTTGCGCTTTCATGAATGCCAGGTCTTGCCTCAGCGACTCAAGATGTTCCTTAAGCGCCGACTCAAAGTCGGACATCTTCGCCCGGGGGCTGAAGCCCTTCTTGATCGTCTTCTTCACACCCTCCAGGTGCTGGTACATCGCGTGTCTGGTTTCTTCGGTTTTTGTGTTCACGGTTATTCTCCATTTATTCGGTGCAGGAATAGTTCTGAGGGCAGGAACTGCGGCCCTTGCATTGGTTCGGCCTGTAGCAAAACGACGGGGTGACTCCCCAGGATTCATGTGTATGCGTTACCAGTCGAGGCTGCGCGGGATATGGCAGGCTGCTGCATTCGATGATTTCCGCCTTCAGTGCTTCAGCGCCAAGCTTTTTGGCTTCCTCC